CCATCCTCGGCTCAGTGGCCGTGGCAAGCGATGATAAGGATGCCGTTGAAATGGAAATGTTCGACGGCGTGGATTTGGACACGGAATCCTTGACGAAAGCGCTGGGCCGCATCAACGGAAAAGCGCTTTCTAAACTGGTTTCTGAGCTTATCCTGGAGCACAGCAATGTGAGCTATCGAGATCCGGACAGAGGATCTTATCAGCCTGTCACAGAGGATGAATTCGATGAGATTTTCTGCCAGTACCTTGCAGGAATGTTTTCGCTTTGCGCTGAGATTATCAAACTGAATTTCAGCGGTTTTTTCAAAGATGCGAGCACCCTCTTTGGAGGCCTTATCAAAGTGCGCCGGGGGGATCGCTCGAAGAATACGGAGAATTCGACAACGAACGAGTTACAGACCTCGAATGGGTAATGTATACCCTAATTCGTGAACGGGTTGCGTCCATGTATGAGCTGACCTACGTTTACAATCTGGATGAGATGCTGAAGCTGTATGACCTGATTATGATGCAGCGCGACATTGAGTACAGTAGGAGTCAGAAAGAGAGAGGGGGTGATTCGTAAGTGCCAGCGGCAAGAGAGACGGTTATCGGAAAGTTTGTAAACCAGATTCTATTCAAAGTTGATAAAAGCTCCATCAACGAAGCCAAAAGCGCCATTAGTGAGGTGAAGAGCTTTGCAACTAAAGCTCTGGGAGTCATCGGCATTGGCTTCTCTTTTACTCAGTTGAGTAGCCTGGCAGAAGAATTTGGCGGCATCAACGATGCGATTCGCGGCGCAACTCGCGAGTTGGGTGACCAGTCAGAAATTCAGCAGAAAATTCTGAAAGGTGCGCAAGACTGCCGGGAAGAGTACGGCGCAATGGCTGGAAGCGTTACAAAGCTAATCCAGCAGAACGGCAAACTTTTCCCTGTGGACGATGCTGTGAAATTTGTTTCGCTGGTTGAAAAGCTCGAAAAGGGGGCTGGCCGGGAAGCGAACATAGACAGTACTATGGACGTCTTGACCAAAGCCATGTCCTCTGGAAAGCTGGACAAAACTGGTTTTGCGAATTTGAAGTCAAAGGCCCCAGAGGTCGTCAAAGCTATCTCTTCCGCAGTAGGAG